GCACAAGTGGTTTAAACTTTAATGATATTAAATCAGTTAAAGTAGAACCATCTGGAAGTGCTACTAGTATTGAATATTATATTGTAACCGCTTAATAAAAAGATATGGCATCAACAGTAATTCCAATTTGGCCTGGCTCATCATCCTTTGCCCAAGTATCAGCATCTTATTACGGTACACCTAGTGTATGGCCACCTCCAACACCTTTTGGGTTTTATGATGATGATTCTCAATTTCAAACTGATGCTAATAAAGTAGCTAACTTTTGTGCTTTACGTTTAGGTTATCCTATTGAAAATATAGAATTACAAGATATTAACTTTTGGGCTGGATTTGAGGAAGCAACTACTATTTATGGAAATGAATTATATGCTTTTCAAACTAGGGATAATTACTTATCTTTAGAAGGAGCATCTGATAGAATAGATGTTAATAATTCTGTATTTACACCTACAATGGCTACTGTTGTTAGATTATCTCAACAATATGGTGAAGAAGCAGGAGCTGGTGGTAATGTGACTTGGTATAAAGGTAGATTAACTTTAATACCTGGTCAACAAAGATATGATTTAGCCGCTTGGGCTGAAGAAGAAGGAATAGTAGGTGGAATTGAAATCAAAAATGTTTGGTATCAACCACCTCCAGCTATTAATCAATTATATTCTCCTACTTTATTAGCGGGACAAGGTGGTTTAGGAGGTGTTCCTCCAGCTGGTTTATATGGGTTTGGATATGGGTACGCTAATTATTTAATGATGCCTACAAGTTTTACTATGCAAAACATTCAAGCGATTGAAATGCAAAACCAAGTAACACTTTCAAATTATACATTTAATGTTATTAATAATATACTTTCTGTATTCCCTGTACCTGGTACAGGAATAACAGGTGATGATTTTGATGGAGGAGGTGATTTAGGGTATGGTCATTTTTTAGTTTTTGATTTTATTAAAGTACAAGATAGAATAGATGCAGCTTTTGCTAATGGTACTAATAAAATAGTAAATACTTCTAATGTCCCTTATGTTAATCCAGTCTATTCAAATATTAATTCAGTTGGTAGAAGTTGGATTTTTGAATATACTTTAGCCAAAGCAAAAGAAGTATTAGGATATGTACGTGGTAAATACTCAACTGTACCTATTCCAGGAGCTGAAGTAACTTTAAACCAACAAGATTTATTATCAGCCGCCGCTGCTGAAAAAGAAGCATTAATAACAAGATTAAGAGAATACTTTGATCAAACTTCAAGACAAGCATTACTTGAAAGAAGAGCAGCTGAATCAGCAGCTAGAGTTCAAGAAATTAATCAAGTACCAATGACAATATTTATAGGATAATATGGCACTATACGGACAAATGCGAGATATTTCTATGTTTCGATTCGTTAATCGCGAGTTGATGCATAAAATTATTTCTGAACAAGTAGTGTTTTATAAATATAATATTACAACAACTAAAGTAAACATGTATGGTGAAGCATCAGAAGGAAGAAATTTTGCTGATCCTGTTTTATTGTTTTCTTTAATTGAAGTTAATGACCAAACTTCTCCAGTAGATGATTTTGGAGTTGAATTTAATTGGCCTATTAAATTTAGATTTTTAAGAGATGATTTAGTAGACGCTAATTTGCATCCTGAAGTTGGAGATATAATAATGTGGCAAAATGGATATTGGGAAGTAGATAATGTGAATGCAACTCAATTTTTTGTTGGTAAAGATCCTGATTATCCTTATTTAGATGGAGCAGGAAATAACCCTTATGAAACAGACTTAGGCCAATTTGGTTATAACGTGTCAATAATTTGTGATGCACATTACACACCATCAGATAAAGTTAACATTGAATTATCCAGATTATAATGGCTCAAATCAGAAAACCTATACCAAAGACACAGAAGCAGCTTAGTAATGAGCAGCATGTCCCTACCTATTCTCAAGCGGGTAATCCTAATAGTTTTAACCCAACTCCTACAGATAATAGGTCTTTAAATACATCATTTAAAGGAGACACTACTAAACCTTTTAGTGTTGGTATTCAAGATATTGATGAGGCTATATTTTATTATTTCCAAAATGTAATTCAACCTTCTGTTTATCAAAATGGAAATAGATTACCTGTACCTGTGATTTATGGTTCACCTGAAAAATGGAAATCATATCAAAAAGATGGTTATTATAGAGATCAAAAGGGTAAAATCATGGCTCCTTTGATTATGTTTAAACGTAATAATATAGATAAGAATAGGACTATAGCTAATAAATTAGATGCTAATAACCCTAATAATTTTGGTGTATTTACTAAAAAATATACTCCAAGAAATTCTTATGATAATTTTAAAGTATTAAATAACAGAATACCTCAACAAGATTACTATGCTGTAGTAATGCCTGATTATTTAACAGTTACATATGAATGTGTTGTGTTTACTTATTATGTAGAACAATTAAATAAAATAGTAGAAGCAATGGAATATGCTTCTGATGCTTACTGGGGTAATCCTCAACGTTACCAATTTAAAGCTATGATTGATTCATTTGGTTTCCAAACAGAATTAGCTCAAAATGATGAACGTATTGTAAGAAGCACATTTAGTATTAAAATTAATGGATATATTATACCAGAAGTGCTACAAAAAGACATAACAGCTATACAAAAATTCTCAAATAAAACTAAAATTATATTTTCAGTTGAAGCTACTTCTAACCCAGCATTCTTTGAAGGCATAGTAGATGGGGACAGAATTATAACAGAAACAGCTTCTGATAAAGAAACTCAAAACAGATCAACAGCTATAGGATAACCTGATATTTATACCAGATAACAAACAAGTTTAATGGCGCAAGTAAGATTTTTAGATCAGGTACCGGTTGGTGTATATAATCCTTATGGTGGTGGTAGTGGTGGTCCAGGCACTATTGACATATACCAGGATGGAATATTAGTTAGTTCTAGTGTTCCCTTTATTAATATAAGTGGCTCAGCTGAAGTTACAGGATTTAGTGTAAGTGGTAGCGATACTGGTGTAACTATCTTAGTACAAGGTGTTGGGTTTCCTTTTTCAGGCTCAGCAGTTATTACAGGATCCCTAGTTATTTCTGGATCTTCTCAACCTATTATATTACAAACATTACCTGTTCAACCTGGTCCTTATGTTGTTACTTATAACCCTGTTACAGGTGTTGTAGGATATGTAAATTCTACATCAGGAACTAGTGGTGTAGCAGGATCAAATGGTACAGCAAGTGTTTCAGGAACAAGCGGAACATCAGGTACTAGTGGAACTTCAGGAGTATCTGGACAATCAGGTATTAATGGCACTTCAGGCTTATCAGGTTCAAGTGGAACAAATGGTACATCAGGAGCAAGTGGTTCAACAGGTACATCAGGAACATCAGGGGAATCAAGTTCAAATGGTTCTTCAGGTACAAGTGGTATTTCCGGATCTACAGGTTCTTCAGGAACCTCAGGTGAATCAGGAGTAAACGCAACTTCAGGTGTAAGTGGAACAAGTGGTTCAAATGGAACAAATGGTATAGCCGGACAAAACGGAAATAGTAATATAAGTGGAACCTCTGGTTCATCTGGATCATCAGGTACAGCGGGAGCAGATGGGGCTAATAACACTTCAGGTATAAGTGGAACAAGTGGATCTTCGGGATCTACAGGTACTGCTGGTGCAGCTGGAGCAAGCCAATCAAGTCAATCAAGTGGTACTAGTGGTTCAACTGGTACAGCAGGAACAGCAGGTGATGCTGGTTCAAGTAATATAAGTAATTCTTCAGGTACATCAGGTACATCAGGTTCTACAGGAACCGCTGGTACATCAGGTGCTGCCGGGGCTTCAAATTCAAGTAATTCTTCAGGTACAAGTGGAACAAGTGGTTCTACAGGTACTGCTGGTACAGCAGGTAATGCTGGTAATTCAGCATCAAGTGCTTCTAGTGGAACTAGTGGTTCTAATGGTTCTTCAGGAACATCAGGAGCAGCTGGTTTATCTGGTGGTAGTGCTTCATCAGGTACTTCAGGTACAAATGGTACTTCAGGTATAGCAGGAGTAGCAGGATCAAGTGCGTTAAGTGCTTCATCTGGAACTTCAGGATCAGGAGGTACATCAGGTACAGCAGGAGAAAATGGTGCTAATAATACTTCTGGTATAAGTGGATCTAGTGGTTCATCAGGATCTTCAGGTACGGCAGGTGCAGATGGTGGTAGTGGATTAAGTCGTAGTTCCGGAACAAGTGGTTCTTCAGGTTCTACAGGTACATCTGGTACTAATGGTTCATCAGAAAAAAGTGGTTCTTCAGGAACATCAGGTTCAAGTGGCTCTTCAGGTACTGTAGGAGCAGAAGGAGAAAGCGCTTTAAGTGCTATATCTGGTACTTCAGGAACTAGTGGTTCTACTGGAACAAATGGAACCGCTGGAGCAGCTGGTGGAAGTGCTTCAAGTTCATCTAGTGGTACATCAGGATCAGGAGGTACATCAGGTACCGCTGGTGCTGGAGGAGCAAGTAATAGCAGTTCTACTGCGGGTACAAGTGGTTCTTCTGGTAGTACAGGTACAGCAGGAACAGCAGGATTAGCTGGTGGAAGTAATTCAAGTGCTTCCTCAGGTACTTCAGGTTCATCAGGATCTACAGGTACAGCTGGTACAGTAGGTGCTGCGGGTTCATCTCAATCTTCACAATCCTCAGGAACAAGTGGTTCTTCAGGTAGTAATGGTTCAGCAGGTAATGCTGGAACAAGTAATATAAGTGCTTCAAGTGGTTCATCAGGATCTTCTGGTTCAACAGGAACAGCAGGTACAGCGGGCGCTGCTGGAGCTTCAAATTCTAGCCAATCAAGTGGAACAAGCGGTTCATCAGGTTCTACAGGAACTGCTGGTACAACAGGTGCAGCTGGAGCTTCAAATTCAAGCCAATCATCTGGAACAAGTGGTTCAAGCGGTAGTACAGGAACAAGTGGTACTTCAGGAGAAGCATCAACATCAGGTTCTAGTACATCTTCTCAATCAAGTGGTACATCAGGTACTTCAGGTACAAGTGGAACTGCTCAAACTGCTGGTTCAAGTAGTTTAAGCCAATCTTCAGGAACAAGTGGATCTTCAGGATCTACAGGTACAGCAGGAGCAGCAGGTGCTTCAAATTCTAGCGCTTCTAGTGGATCAAGCGGCTCATCTGGTTCAACAGGTACAGCAGGTACTACGGGAGTAGCAGGTAGTAGTGCTTTAAGTCAATCAAGTGGCACATCCGGTTCAAGTGGATCTACAGGAACTGCTGGTACTACAGGTGTCGCAGGTGCTTCAAACTCAAGTCAATCTTCTGGAACTTCTGGTTCTAGTGGTTCTACTGGGTCTACAGGAACAGCAGGTAATGCTGGTTCAAGCCGAAGTTCAGGAACATCAGGAACAAGTGGTACTTCAGGATCATCAGGATCTACTGGTACTAACGGAACAGCAGGTGTTGCAGGTTCTTCAACATTAAGTGATTCAAGTGGGACATCAGGTTCAAGTGGTTCATCAGGAACCGCGGGTACAGCAGGAGCAGCAGGTGCTTCAAACTCAAGTGCTTCATCAGGTACAAGTGGTTCAAGTGGAAGTGCAGGAACATCAGGTACTGTTGGTGCAGCTGGTGCTTCAAATTCAAGTGCCTCAAGTGGAACATCAGGTTCTAGTGGTTCTACAGGAACAAATGGAACAGCAGGTAATGCTGGTTCTTCTAATTTAAGCCAATCAAGTGGTACATCTGGTTCATCAGGTAGTACTGGTACTGCTGGTACAGCAGGTAATAGTAATTCAAGTTCATCAAGCGGAACTTCAGGTTCTTCTGGTTCAGCAGGTACTATAGGTGCTGCTGGAGCAAGTAATTTAAGTGCTTCTAGTGGTACAAGTGGTTCAAGTGGTTCTACAGGTACATCTGGTACAGTAGGAGCAGCAGGAGCAAGTGTTTTAAGTGCTTCTAGTGGTACATCAGGTTCAAGTGGTACCTCAGGAATTGATGGTACTTCAGGAGCAAGTAGAACTTCAGGAACTTCAGGTAGTACAGGTACTAATGGTACTGCTGGTATTAATGGTTCCTCTAATAGTAGTACATCTTCTGGTACATCAGGAACTAGTGGTTCAACAGGAACCTTAGGAACTGCTGGAGCAGCAGGTGCCTCAAATTCAAGTCAATCAAGCGGAACCTCAGGTTCTTCAGGTTCAACAGGAACTTCAGGAACAGCAGGTGCTGCTGGTTCATCAAACAGTAGTGCTTCTTCAGGTACTTCAGGTTCAACAGGTTCATCAGGATCTGTAGGTGCTTCTGGAGCTAGTCGTAGTTCAGGAACAAGTGGTTCAAGTGGTTCTTCAGGAACAGCAGGTGTAGACGGAGCAAGTGCTTTAAGTCGTAGTTCAGGAACTAGTGGATCTAGTGGTTCAACAGGTACTAATGGTACTGTTGGAGCAGCTGGTTCATCACAATCAAGTAATTCATCCGGAACTAGTGGTTCAACAGGTTCAACAGGTACAGTTGGAGCAGCAGGATCAAGTGCTTTAAGTAACACATCAGGTACATCAGGTTCATCTGGTTCAAATGGTAACGCAGGTGTTGCTGGTTCAAGCAATATAAGTGCAACTTCAGGAACATCAGGTTCAAATGGTACTTCAGGAAATGCAGGTATAGCAGGATCTAGTGCTCTAAGTGCTTCTTCTGGTACATCAGGTTCAAGTGGATCTACAGGAACTGCTGGAGCAGCAGGTAATTCAAACAGTAGTGCTTCTTCAGGAACATCAGGTTCAAGTGGTTCAACTGGTACCGCAGGTACAGTTGGAGCTGCTGGGTCTAGTCAATCATCATCTTCAAGTGGTACATCAGGTACTACAGGTAGTAATGGTTCAGCAGGTAATGCTGGATCTTCTAATACAAGTGCTTCTTCAGGAACTTCAGGTTCAAGTGGATCTACAGGAACCGCAGGTGCTGCTGGAGCTTCAAATTTAAGCAATTCATCAGGTACTAGTGGTTCTAGTGGATCAGCAGGTACTGCTGGTACAGCAGGTGTTGCTGGTTCAAGTCAATCAAGTTCATCAAGCGGAACAAGTGGATCTTCAGGATCAACAGGTTCAGCAGGTAATGCTGGAGGAAGTAATTCAAGTGGAACAAGCGGTTCTACAGGAACCTCAGGTACAGCAGGTACCGCTGGATCTTCAAATTCAAGTTCTAGCTCAGGCACTTCAGGTTCATCAGGATCTACAGGTACAGCAGGTACTGTAGGAGCAGCTGGATCTAGTCAATCATCAGCTTCAAGTGGAACAAGTGGATCATCAGGTTCCTCAGGATCTATAGGTGCAAGTGGTACTAGCAGAAGCTCAGGTACTTCAGGTTCATCCGGGTCTTCAGGAACAGCAGGTGTTGATGGAGCAAGTGCTTTCCT